CACTGACAACCTTCCAATTGCCGTCGCTGAAGCAATCCTCGATGAGCTTCTAGCATCCTCAGTTAGTATCCCCCCGAATGTGCGTAAGCACGCTCGGGAGATCTTAAGGCCGACCTTGACGTGGTCGCCTAATGAGGAGGATCTAGAAACCTACGAGGTTACTATCGGTCAAATGATGGGATCGTACTTGTCGTTTCCCCTGTTGTGTTTGCAGAATTACATGGGCTTTGCGTGGGCCCGGAAGACCGCTGGGTTGAAAACCCAGTGTCCACTGCTAATCAACGGGGACGACATACTGTTCCAGTCAGATGACTCTTTCGCGGCGCATTGGATGGGAGTCGTCGGCTCGTTGGGACTTGAAGTTGAGCGTACGAAGACCTCGGTGTCTGGAGACTTTGGAACGATCAATTCCACGCTGCTCGCGTGGAGTGGTCGCTCTTTAGTCGTAAAGCACTCGCTGAGGTTTGGCATGCTCCGTCCTACTGACTCCCCCGCTTCCTTGGGGACAGGTATGAGAAAGTTCCTCGGGGACCTAGAGGGCGATCTGCGTTTCCGTGCAGGTCGCCAGTACGTCTTATGGCACAAACCGTCGCTTTGCGGCTATACCATGGACGAACTAGGTTTTCGAGGGTCACTTTCTTACCGATTGTCTGTTCTCCTTCGGATTGCCCCTCGTTTCCAGGCAATCGCTCCTCCTCGCCAATTTCCCGATAAGCCCACTCTCCATAACGTTCAGCTTGATAAGTCATCGGTCACGATGGTCCCTATCAAGCGACTTACGAAGGAGTTCCTGGCTGTCAACTTTCGGGAAATGATCTCATGGAAGTGGTCTCTCGACTGGGACCCTGCCTCGTACCGTCAAGTCACTATGCGGTGGTTACTTAACCGCACTGTGTTCCGAGGGTTTGAAGAACGCGAGTTCAACAAACTCTTGGAAGAAGGTGTTCGGCAGGTGTGGCCTTGTCGCAGGGTCAACTACTTCGAAGGCCTTTACCTTGGCCGTCGGTTTGGAGATCGTTTCTCGCCCGCTAATG